TATCGAGCGTGCGCGTGTTGGCGTTCACGATGAGGGTTTTCATTTCACGACCTCAAACACAATCGAGTTTCTGAGGTCTTGGGTTTCGACAAGGATTTGACGCAGCTTCTTGCGCGACAGAGTGTATGGCGAAAGAGGTGCCCACCTCCCAAAACCGCCCGTATCAAACGCCTCTAGGATGATCCCACGCGAAATCACCCCGATCCTTTTCAGGAGCGGAACCATTGAGCGTTCCTCATAGCACTTGGTCATCATCGCGGGCTTGAGGGCGTTACTTTTCCTAACGTACTCGCGCAGCTTGAGGGCGAGCGGCATCCTGAGAAACGACCGCTGCTTCATTCTGGTTGTCCCAAACTCATGCCAAAGCCCAATCTCGGCGTTCGTGAGGGTGTCCCCCGCTTCGAGGATTTCGAGGGCTTGCTTGAGGGTCTTTGCTCCGCGAGCATTACCACTTCCCATGATCCCCACGCGAGCGACCGCCTTATTCTCCTTAATCATCTTTTGGATGGTCAGGAGTTTCATGCGGTCCATCTTAATCATGCTTGCGTTCCGCCGAATGAAGCAAAGACGTTTCCGACAAGGCGCGGGTAAACAAGCGAAAGGTACTTCGCGCCGTAGTACGTTTTCCCGAGGTGCGCAAGAGTTGGGCTTTTGGCCAGGGCCTCGGGGGTCATAAAGGTTTCCGCAACCGACCCGACCGACTTGCTGGCCGTGAGCCACGGGAAGTTTCCTGCGATCCCCTGCGCCGAGGCGCGAAGGTCCATCACAAGGTAATGAGCCGTCAGGTAGAGGTACCCGACCGAATACTGTTCCTGCGTGCCGAAGAACGCCGTGTTGATGTTGAACCCGGCCTCGACGATGGCTTTTGTAATGTCCGAATCAAGAACCGTATTCTGCGTGGTCCCGAACGGGAAATCGCGGGTGAAGTAGGTCTTGAAGTCTGAAGCGGTAGGGACGGTGAAAGCCACGAAACCCCCTTAAAGAAGCGTGCCCCCACACCCGGTCGGCATGGGGGCACACCAAGTCAGTTCGATTAGAACTGGAAGTAGATCATTTCGGCCGGGCGGTAAGCCTGAACGCCCGTGAACTGTCCGTAGCCGACGTTCTGGAAATTGAAGTTATCCAGCGAGTTGGCAAGGGTGTTCGTGTAATCAACCGGAATGTCCATGCGCAGCGACTCTTCGTCGTAGTTCAGGAGGACGTACTTCTGAACGCCGAGGCCCGAGTAAGCGTTGTCGCCATACGCGCAGGGGAGGATTTTGAAATCCTTCTTGCGGGTAATAAGCTGGAACGCTTCTTCGAGAAGCTGCAACTTCGTCTTGAGCGGGAAGGTATCGGACGAAACCGATGCCAAACCGTTGTAGTCGCTTTCCGGGATAACGAAGTGCGTCGGCCAAGCGGTACGAGCGCAGTTCGAGCGGTAGGCTTCCATGATCGAGGTCAGCAGGGTGTTCAGTTCCGCCGCCGACATAGACGAAATGGCCTTGGTGATGACCGTGGTGTTCGCCGTGATCCCGACCTGATTGTACAGACCGCGAGCCGAGGTGTCGCCAGCCAGTCCAAGGAAAGCAACCTTCTGCACACCCAAGTCCCAATTGCGCTTACGGGCCTTTTCCTTAGCGGTGACAAGATCCCAGTTGCCGGACTTGGCGGCGAGTTCGAGGTCAAACAGCGACCAAGAAATCTGCTTTGCCCAATTCACAACCTTCACAGACACGCTGTCCACGCCAGCATCGCCAACGGCCAGCCGCGAGGAGTTCCCGCCAGTGTTGATAACGCCAGTGGCGAAATCATCCGAAAGCTGGAACGAGCGGTAGGTCACAAGGTTCGAGGACCATGCACCCTCACCGACGCGAACCGGGATGTAGTCTGCCGGGGCAATTTCAAAAAACTTCTGCTCCGTGACCTTCTTGACGATGGTCGTCAGGGTCGTGACGTTGATCTCGTATCCGAGTGCGTTGATGACGCGCTGATTTTCTGCTGCGATCCGCTGTTCCCGTTCGTTCAGGACAATCGGCTCGCCTTTAGAGTTCGTGATAACCATTTGCATATCTCCTATTCGTTAAAAATTAAGCAGCAGCGGTTCCGGGGAGGTCGATCATCACACGGATGAGGTCGCCATCAGCAGCGGCCTTATCCAGCGCACGACCAACAATCGTCTTTCCAGAGGTCGCAATAGCCACCTTCTTGGATGCGACGACAATCATCACCTTGTCGCCTGGGGCGATTGCTGCCGAAGCGGTCATGTACATGACTGCGCCGCGTCCGAAAGCAATTTCCGCCTTATCGAGAGCCGCGAAAGCCTGATCCTTGATGCTGTACGCAATGAAACCGAAAACATCATCGGTATCAGCAGCGCACTCGACAACATCGGGGATGCCGCCAGCAGAGTTAACCAGCTTCACAGCCTGTCCAGCAACCAGCCCACCGGCCGAACCAGAACCAATCTGAGCAGAAAGAACAGAACGCACGCCAACCGTGAGGTCGATTGCGCCCTGAACCGTAGACATTGCAAACTGAGAGATATTCAGTGCCATTTTTCATTTCTCCTTTTCTTACGATCCGTAACGAGCCTTACCCCGAGCCACACGGTCCTCAGAGAGTTCAAGTTTTGCAACCCCCCGAGCGACATTCGATTCCGCATTTTTCAGGGCGTCAAAATGCGCGGAATTCTGCTTCTTTTCCTTCTTCTTCTCATCGCCGTCCTTCAGCGACTCGACTTCATGCTCGGCAATTTCGAGGCTTTTGGCGAGGGCTTCCTTGTGGTCGCCTTCCTCTGGGGCCTTGCCGTCCATGTCCATTACCTTCTTTTCTTCAGGCTTTTCCTGCGCCTCTGGAGCCTCTTTCGGCTCAATGTCGGCGTTGGATTCCTTGTCTTTGGGCTTCTTGGGGGCCGGGTGGTAGTACACGTCGGAGTTTTCTTCCTTCTCCTCGCCCTTTTCCTCGCCGCCCTCGTTCTTCGCAGCATGGCACATATCCATGTACTTCTTAACGAGTTCGTTGACCTTCATTTTGCCCTCACCAACGAGGACATGATGCTCGCCATCGGCCATCTGTTCTTCCTTCTTTTCCTTCTTCTCTTCGGCTTCGTCAGCCGCGTTGATGATGGAAGAGAGGCTCACTTCTTTGCCGGTCTTGGGAAGGACGACGCTCATTGCTTCGAGGTCAGCCGCGTTATCGACTTTGGTTTTCTTAAAGAAACTGAACATCGCCTTTGCTCCTTTTGTAAGCGAGTTTGCCAACTTCTTGAGTTCCAACTCTTTGTCGGAATTGTAGGTCTTAAATTCTTCGGGGGTCAAGATGATTGACTCCTCGTATCGAGGATTGGGGACGAGGGCCAGGTGCTCATACTCGGCCGCCTCGACTTCCTTCAAGTAATCCACCCCATGCCACTTCCCGCCGCCGCTGAACTGCTTGGGGATGTAAGCGTTCGACAGCTTCCAGCCCGAGCGGATAGCTTCGTGGCCGCGATCTGAAACGACGATAAACTTTGCCCAATGCTTTCCGTCAGACTTGTTGAAGAAACTCTCAACCACATACCCGTCCGCCTCATTCTGAAGCGCATCGAGGTTCACGTCATCGACATGAAGAACGTAAAGCGGCTTCCCGGCGTAAGTCGGGTCCATGTTCTTGATGACCGACTCGCCCACAAAAATGCGGTAGGGCTGTCCGTTGTTTGTGGCCTCGTCCTTGTACTCAGCAACGCCCTCAACCATATGAAGCCCGTAGTAGACTTTCGGGAGGGTCTTTGCGTTTTCAACCTTCATTCAAAATTTTCTCCAAGCGTCAAGACGCATAGAAATTAGTCTCCGATGTAAGGCACCGCGATGCAACGACAATTGTAGTCTTGCATCGGATGTTTGTGGTCGCCTTGATCGTTTACTTGCGGCGGGTTGTCCCAACTGAAAATTTTGCCGTCATGTTTCTTGTGCCACGGTCGAACGGGGTGCTCCTCAGTGGCAATCACGCATCGCCAGATGTATTTATCGACGCCCGCATCCTCCATTGAGGCCTGATGATAGCTTGCGAGGAGTAGTCTTGACTCTTGCCGGGCCAGGAACTTCGCCTTTTCCTCGGACGTTCCGTAACTATGCTGAATTTTTTTCTTGAGGGCGTCGGTCCTGTAGCCCGCGAGCACCACCTCTTCGACGTCCTTCCTGAGTTTTGGGATATTCTTCTCAAGGAAGTCGGTGATGTAGAGTTTCATGTTGTTGGTGTATTCCTCCGAGATTTTCTTTCGAGTCTCGGGGGTGATTTTCACCTCGACCTCAAGCGGGTTCAGGCTTTTGTTAATGTCCCTGTTCATGTCATAGATCGAGCGGTCATAGAGGGGTTGCAGGGCCAGTTCCTCGGACAGTTTCTCGGGCACGATGGCATCGAGGCGGCGTTTCACGGCAGTAACCGCCTGATCGAACCTCGCCGCCGCGACAGAGATTTCGCTTCTCACGTCGAGCGGTAGGTCTTTGAGGAGAATCTTGAAACTCCCCGTTCTTTTATCCCACTTCCCACCCAGACGCTTAATCTCCCTCGACACGGCCGCATCAAATGAGCCTCGAAACGCCCCGCGTTCGTGGTGGATGCGTCCAGACCGAATGGCAGCGATGAGGTCAGAGGCCGAGTTCTTGAGAACCCCTGTCACCCCGACCTTCTCCAGTTCCGCGATGATTGGGCGATAGACCCCTCGCATGAAGCGAATCAGGGCCTTCTCAATCTCCGCGTAGTATCCTGGCCTATCGGGGACGGGCCTAAGCGTTGAATTGCGGGCGGCCCGCTTCGGTGGCTTCTTGGTCATACTTCTCTAGTTTGTTGTGGATTGTGCGCACCGAGACATTGAGGGCTTGCGCCGTCTTTGCCTTATTGCCGTGATAGAAGCGAAGTGCCGCCAGAATCACCTGCTTCTCCATCTCATCAAGAGTCATTCCCGGGGTCCAAAAGATCATGGCTCCTCACTCCTTTCCTCAACCGTCCCTGTAATGTAGGACTGCGTATCCATCCTGCTTGCTCCGATCTCCTCTTGATCCGGGGCCGGTTCTTTCGCCATGTCCCCTTCCTCAAGAGCGAGCGAGTCGGTTTCAAGGTTCAACTTGATCCCAAGCAGGTCATCCTTGTTTGCGGCCATCTTGAACTCTTCAGCGGTAATCATCCCCGCCGTGAGTGCTTGCATGAGCCTAGAGAACTTCGCATTTCGCACGTTCTCATGCTGTTCAGCAGACAGAATTCTCAGAGGCTCGAACTCAATCGAGAGGTCATCGGGCAGGAACCCGAATTCCTTGAGGCAGATCAACTCAACCACGCGCAGAATGTCGTACTTGCATTTGGTACGAATCTCACTCTCGACCATGCCGTTGTAGTTCTCAATGTCGTCCTCACCGGCATTGAAGCCAGCCGCACTGATCCCGAAAATCTTGGTCAGCGGCATACGGAGGTCAGAGGCAATCTGCATCCTGATCTCGCGCATGATCTCGGCAAGCCCCGAGAACGAAAGCTGCTTCTGGATGTAATCATCCTCGGCATCCATCGTGATGGCACTCTGGAAGTTCTTTTGAGCATTAGCGAGCGCGATGCGCTGCTGAATCTGCTGCGTCCCGTCGCTCGAAAGAAGCGTCCCAACCAGGCCCCTGATCTTGTAAACGTCGATCTTGAACTCATCCAAGACCTCAAAGGCCAAGTCGTTACTCTTCAAATACTGATTGATTGAGCGAACGAGGCTTTCGACAACCGAGAAGCCCCACCCACGAAGGCGCGGGCGAATGAAGGACGGGGCAACCATGCCCTTGAGTTTCAGCACGCGAGACTTGTGTAGCTTGATCC